ACATGCCCCCATTTCGCGAGGCGCATGAGCGCGCGCTCATCAGCTATCCGAGCGATATCGATGTGCGCAATGACGTGGCACTGATCAGGCGCATCGATGGGGTGCCGATGTTGCCCAAGGATCGCAGCGAGGCCACCAGCTCAAAGAAAAAGCGGCATGGCGATGCAGCGATCGCGCTGGTGCTGGCCTATGCAGCGTCGCGTGAGGCTGAGCAGATGCGCAATCGATGGGACGGGCTAGCAGCGAGCTGAGAGGGGGCGAGGATGACTGCGAGTGAGGTTGCGATCGTAGGGCTGTGCGTGTGGATCATGGTCTGCTCGCTGATCATCATGTGGCTCTGCATGAGGGCTCTGCTGCTCAAGCGCAAAGCCAAGCAGGTGCTGGGCCGCATGCTGGTGCCTGGCCCTTACACCTCGCCTGAGGAGCGCAGGCTGCTCTCGCGCGAGGCTCGCAGGCAGCTGCAGCAAAAGCCTAGAGCGATGGGCTGAGCGCCCTACCCCAGCGAGGAGCCAACAACCTCGAGGGGGCGACGATGAGTGAGACAGAGACAGAGACTGAAATCAGCCAGAGCACCTTTTCGCGCCTCCTGGGCACGCTGCCTCAGCGCGTGGCGAAACGCGTTGATAGCTGGGCCAACGCGATCACCTCGATGGGCACCGTTGCAGATAAGACGATGCACACCCTGCCTGTGTATTACGGGGGGCTGCCTGACCACGTGCTCGAGGCTCTGTTTCATGGCGATGCCATCGTGCGAAAGATCGTCACCAAGCCTGGCGATGAGGCGCTACGCAAGGGCATCCATGTGCAGATCCCTGATGAGCATGGGGGCGCAGAGGTGGCGACTGAGTTTCAGGATCGCTTTGATGACCTCAGCGTAGTGGGTGCGTTTCGCGAGGCGCTTGCCTGGGAGGCGCTGTTTGGGGGCAGCGTGATTTACATGGGGCTCGATGATGGCAGCCTCGATGCAGACTCGCAGGCTCGCCCTGTGGCGTGGGAAAGGCTGCGCAGCGTGCTCTGGCTCAAGGCCATCGATCGCAGGCGCATCAGGCCCAGCCACGATCCTCGCGACAAAGACCAGGATCCGCGCTCGCCCACGTTTGGTGAGCCGCTCTGGTACCTGCTTTATGTGCACAGCGTCTCGCGTGAGGTGCGCGTGCATCGCTCGAGGCTCATCGTGTTCCCAGGCCCGCTGACCACTGAGCAGGAGCGCTGGAATCGCAACGGCTGGGGCATCAGCGTGCTTGACCCTGTGTATGAGGCGCTGCAGCGCAACGCGACAGCTTGGCAGTCAGCAGGCAACGCGCTGAGTAACGCTCAATACGTGGTCTATAAGCTCAAGGGCCTGATGCACATGTTCTCGCTGGGTGATGGCGAGGACAGAGCGCGCAAGCGCGCCAGAGCGATGGAAATGGCCAAAGGCATGCTCAACGCTGTGCTGATTGACAGCGACGATGAGTACATCAGGGAAAACCCGAATTTCGGGAACATGCCCAACATGCTCGATCAATTCATGCTCGATGTCAGCGCAGTGACTGACATGCCAGCAACGGTGCTGTGGGGGCGCAGCCCAGCAGGCATGAATGCGACTGGTGAGAGCGATATGACGCTCTGGCAGAATCGCATCGACAGCCTCTGTGAGCATCACATCAGGCCCAGGGCCCAGCAGCTGGTGAGCGCGATGATGTACGCCAAAGATGGGCCGACACAGGGCCAGATGATCGAGGGCTGGCGTGTGTACTTTCCACCCAGGCGAGAGCTGACTGAGGTTGAGCAGGCGGATGTGCGGCTGAAAACAAGCCAGGCTGATGCCAGTGACATCGCGGCTGGGATCCTGATGACACAGGAGGTGGCCACCTCGCGCTATCGCCCTGAGGGATACAGCACAGAGACACAGATCGACATCGAGCTGCGCAAAAAGCTGCTCGAGCTCGAGAGCAAGCGCGCGCTTGAGGCGCTCGAGGCCCCTGAGCCCCAGCCGCCAGCGCTCGCAAAGCCGCCTGGCGAGCCCCCTGAGGATGAGGAGGGGCCTGAGCCTGGTGAGCCCCAGCCTGAGCCCCAGGCAGCCTAGGCCATGCCCTCGCTCATCACCTTGCCAGCGTTTCCATCGCTGCAGCCAAAGCCCCCAAAGCCCTCGCGCAAGCAACCTCGCGCGCTGCGCTTTCCCAAGGGCGAGGCCCTGCGCTACTCGCGCGAGCTCATGCAGGTGGTGCGCGACACAGAGGCGATCATCACCTATCACCTCATCCCAGCCCTCGAGGGCCTCACCAGGCAGGCTGAGGCTGCGTTTGCCCGCGTCGATGATGCCGCTGAGGATCTAGAGCGCGTCATGGATCGCCTGCTCATGGTCATCCCATTGAGCGAGCAGCGAGCGGCGCAGATTGCAGTCGAGATGCTGCAGCGCGTGCAGCTCAACCATGGGGTGCAGTTTCTCGAGGCCTACGATGGCCTGCTGCCCATCAATCCGTTTCTTGGGCAGGAGGATTGGCTGCCTGCGCAGATGCGCCTGCGCGCCAAGCAAAACGTTTCCCTGATCAAGAGCCTGCCTCAGCAGCTGCTGGGCGATGTGGAGGCGCTGGTCACCAGTGAGCTGCTCAAAGGCACGCACAGCACAGACCTCGCAGGGCTCATTCAGGAGCGCTTTGGCGTCGCTGAAAATCGCGCAGTGCTCATCGCCCAGGATCAAACTAGCAAGTGGTTTGGCAGCCTGAACAAGGCACGTCAGCAAGATGCAGGCGTCGATGAGTATGAGTGGCTGACTGCCAACGATGCAGTGGTGCGGCCCAAGCACAGGGCCCTCAACCACACCAAACGCAAATGGGGCGAGGGCATCGAGCCTGGTGAGGAGGTGCGCTGTCGCTGCCAAGCCATCCCAGTGATCCCTGATGACCTCGATGAGGAGGAGTGGCCGCTATGAAAACAGACCTCATGACAGCCAAGGAAGTGGCAAGCATGGTGCGCGTGAGCATGCGAACCTTTGATCGCTGGTGCCGCAAAGGCCAAGGCCCTCGCGAGGTCAGGCTCTCAGAGGCTGTGCGACGCTACGCCAGCGAGGATGTAGCGAGCTGGCTGATCAAGCAGCAGCGCGAGCCTGCATGAGCTGGCAGCCCTGGGCCTGCGCGCTGATGCTCGCCATCCTGGTGGCCTGCACCATCACGCACACCATCACGATCACACCCCTCGATGAGGGCCTGCCCCACCAGCGCGATGCTGGCATGTGCTCACAGCTCAGGTGCTCTGATGCGGCTGTCGCGTTTGAGCTCGAGGATGGGCGCTGCAGCTGCCCAGCTTCCGGTTTTTCGACACCGGATGCGGCGCAGCCCTAGCGATCTGTGTGCGCCGCGATGTCATCGAGCTGCAGGACTGCGCGCGATCGAAAGATCAGCCGATGAGCCACGGATGCCGCTCACAGAGGTGCTCCCAAACCTGCTCGATCGTGTAGCCATCGCTGGGCTCAGCCTCAGCCTCAGCGAGCTCAGCATCGAGCCAGGTTTCGTATTCCTGGTTGGCGGCTGCCTCGAGCTCTGGTGAGAGCTCAGTGGGTACGGGTGGAATGGGGCGCGCTGGGGTGCTGCTCATGCGGCGAACCTAGCACGCTGGCGCGTCAAGGTACACAGGCAGACAAAGGCAGCCATGGGCAGGCACACGCAGCCAGCTCCGCAAAACCACGCGGAAACGCGAGCATTCTTGCGCCAGTGGCAGCTGAGCGCAGGTTCGATGCAGCGAGGTTGAGCGCCAAACCCAGGCGTGATGGGCGAGGTTTCCTCGAGGTCTCAGCGCTCGTGACGCGCACTGGGGTTTTCCCCTATCGGCGTGCTGATGGGACTGTGATCAGCGAGCTCAGGCACCCTGATGATGTCTTTGCGCCTGCCTCGCTCGAGAGCCTGCGCAATGCGCCCATCACGATTGGGCATCCGCAAGAGGATGGCGCGCTCATCTGGGTGAGCCCTGACAACGCGGATAAATACGAGGTTGGCGTAGGCAGCGCAGGCGCTCGTGATGGCGATTTCGTTGAGACACAGCTCTCAGTGCGCCGCGCGGATGCGATCAAGCGCGTCGATGCGCGAGACCTCTGCGAGATCAGCCTTGGCTATGACAGCACGGTAGTGCCTGAGAGTGGCGTCTATCAGGGCAAGGCCTACCAGCAGCGCCAGACAGGGATCGTGATCAATCACATCGCGCTGCTCGCTGCAGGTAAGGGGCGCCTGGGCGACACAGCAATTCGTGCCGACAGCCTAGACGCTGTGCTCGATGCAGAGCCCATGGAGCGGCGCGCAGATGAGGCTGGCACGCAGCCAGAGAGGGGCAGGCCTATGGCTAAGGTGACGATCGATGGGATTGAGGTTGAGATCCCTGATGCGGCTGGTGCGGCGCTAGTCGCCAAAGCCGTGACTGAGCGCGAGGCGCACAAAAAGCGCGCGGATGCAGCTGAGGCTGCTGGTGAGCTCGCGAAGACTGACCTCGCCAAGGCTCGCGACCCTGCGCACCTGCAGAAAGCAGTCAAAGCACGCGTTGCCCTCGAGCAAAGCGCCATCAAGGTGCTGGGCGCTGAGCAGCGCATCGATGGCCTGAGCGATCGAGAGGTGCAGGAGGCAGTGCTGAAAAAGGCACGCCCCGAATTCAAGCTCGAGGGGCGCACAGACGATGCAGTGAGCGCAGCGTTTGACTACGCGCTCGCTGGCGTGGCGCAACGCGATGAGGGCCTCTCGCTGGTGCGCGATGGAATCGACAATCCGCCACCTGCCAAGCGTGGCGATCAGAGCGAGCTCGCCAAGGCTGCCAAGGAGCATGAGCAGGCGCGCCTCGATGCCTGGAAACCCCAGCGAAAGGGTGCGTGAGCCATGCCGCAGACATCAATCACGACTGAGCCAGCGCAGCTCTGGGCAGGCATGCCTGCCAGGCCTTTCCTCACGGATGACATCATCACTGGGGTAGTGAGCCAAACGGGTGGCATCGGTGTTGGCCTCTACTGCTGCAAAGCCACAGCGGATGGCCTCATCAAATCGCCCATCAGTCAGGCTGAGGTTGAGGATCTGGGTATGGGTTTCGTCATGCGAGACCAGACTGCAGAAACGCCTGTGCTGGCGCCTGGCGTCTGGCTCAATGGCGACCTTATCGCGATCATGCGCCATGGCTACGTGGGCGCAGTCTGCGAAACGGACTGCGTTTCGGAGGGCAAAGTCTACGTGCGCATCGTCGCTGGTGCTGGCGGCACTGTGATCGGCGCAGTGCGCAAAGACGCGGATACAGCGAGCGCGATCCTGCTGCCTCGCGCGAGGTTCAAGCGCTCGCTGCTCGCTGCTGGCGTCGCTGAAGTGGAGGTCTGGTAGCCATGTTGAACCTATCCGCTTTCGATCCAGCGTCGCTCATCATGCAGGAGCTGGCGCATATCTGCATGCGCGCGGATGGCGACCTTACCAGGCGCGCTGATGCCAATGAGACCATGCACATTGCCCTGGCCCTGCAGGCGGCTGGCGTGGCTGCAGTCAAGCGCATCTACGCAGGCATCACCTTTCGCCGCCTTGCGCCGCTGCAGGAGGGCATTAGCCCAGGCGCTGAAACGTACACCTGGCAGGAGTACGATATCGCAGGCATGGCAGCGATCATCGCGAACTACGCCAAAGACCTGCCCAACGTCTCGCAGTCTGCCCTCACCAACACCGGCGTTATCCGCACCATCGCGGATGCCTTCATGTACTCAAAGCAGGATCTGCGCCGCGCTGGCGAGGCCTCGCGCAATGGCCGGATGGCTGAGTATCTGAGCCCTGACAACGTCTCGATCGCGCGCCAGTTCATCGAGCGCAAGAAGGATCAAGTCGCATATCTGGGCGACACCACCTACAACCTGCCTGGGATCCTGAAAAATCCCAACGTTGCTACCGTCAACGCAGGTGCACCAGCGGCTGGCAGCAGCAAGCTCTGGACGGGCGTTGATAAGACTGGCGATGAAATCATGGGCGACCTGCGCATGCTGGTTGGCAAGATTGACATCCAGTCGCAGGGCAATTTCAGCGTGACTGGCCCTGAGGGCACGATCGTCATGCCCATCGAGGAGGCTGCAGCGCTGCGCAGTAAGCCTCTCAGCGCAGCCAATCAGGCTGTGACGGTATGGAAGCAATTCACGGATGAGTACCCTCAGGTTGAGCTCATCGAAACGGTGCGCGCCAAGCTCGCCAACGCCACCAACAATGGCCCTCGCGTGCTGGCCTATCAAAAGAATGGCGAAACGGTGCGCATGGTTGAGCCCCTGGAATTCGAGGCCTCAGCGCCTCAGCCAGATGGGCTGAATTTCAAGGTGGCGTGTGACAGCCGCTTTGGTGGCGTGTTCATCAAGCAGCCGCTGGCATTCCAATACATGGATTTCGTCTGAGAGGTTTGCCATGTGCATCTATCACACGAATAAAAAGGCAGGCTATCTGGGGCTCAACCCAAAGCGCCTGAGTGCTGCAGCGCCCCCTGCACCTGCTGTGTTTGCGGCTGTGCCGCCGATCAGCGTGCCCCCTGGGGCTACCGTTGACACTGAGTTTTACGATCTGCCCCAGCAGTGGATTGACCTGGGCTGGTTTCAGCCTGCCACGCCTGCTGAGCAGGCCGCTGCTGAGGCGCTTGCGGCGCGCATCGAGGAGGGCACCAAAGCGGATGCTATCCCGATTCCGCCAACGCCTGTGCCCCCTGGTGGTGAGGTTCCGCCCCCTGGCACAGAGTCGCCATCGCGTGAGAGGCCCCCAGGCTACGTCTCAGGCCAGCCTCGCCCTGATGGCGAGCGCCCCCCTCACGTCTCAGGGCAGCCCATTGCGCCCAAGCCTGATCATGAGCTGCCCCCTGAGGGCTCATCCTCGAGCAAGCGCCGCTAGAAAGGGCTGCTGTGCGTGGCGATCACCCCTGCGACTTTCAAGGCGGAATACGCTGAATTTGAGCATGCGCCGGATGCCATCGTGCAGGCCAAGCTCGATGAGGCCTATCTACGCGTAGGGGTGAGCTGGGGCGAGCATCGAGACCTGGGCGCGAAAAAGCTGGCGGCGCACCTGCTGTGGATGTCGCCTCTGACTGAGCCTGCTGATCGGTCCAATCCTGGCGATGTCCACAGCGACTATTTGCGCGACTATGACCAGCTGCTGGCGGCTGTGCGCGTCGGTTTCTTTGGCACTGTGGGTGGCGGAAACGGTGCCCTAGTCCAGCCGCCCCCTGTTGCGCCCATCACGCCTGTGTCGCTGGTCTCTTCTGTGTTTGGGCGCATTGGCGCAATCCTGGCGGCGCTGGGTGACTACGCAACGCACCTGGTCACCAACACCAGCAGCGTGCCTGGGGCAACGCTCAGTGACGCACTGGAGGGGCTCGCAGGGCAAACGAGCGGCGCTGGCTCAGCCGCTGCAGCGGCCCAAGCTGAGGTTGACGCGCTCGAGGCGACTGTAAGCGCGCTTGATGGCGAGCTCGATGGTGTGGCGGCGCAGGTGGCTGCGAGCGTACCCATGGCACGCCTCATCAGCACCAGCCTGCCCCTGCTGGGTGGTGGCGATCTGAGTGCCGATCGCACGCTGAGTTTGCAGCAGGATGTTGCCAATGCAGCGGCACTCGCGGCGCTTGACTGCCCTGCTGGCACAGTCATTTTCGTGCAGTCTGTGCGCGATTATTTTCTCGCGCGCGCGAGCACCATGACACTGGTGGCACTGGTCATCGTGGCGCACCCCAACGCGCTAATGCGTTGGGAGCGGCTGGGCCTCAACCATGTTAGTTGGGCAGCACAGACCACATGGGAAATCGATCCTGCTGCAGGTAGCGATGAGGCCACTGGGCTGCCAGGCGCAGCGATCAAAACGTGGACTGAGCTGATTCGGCGTGTTGGCTATGCGCGCACGCTGCTCGCGCCTGGGGTGACCATCACGCTTAGTGGCTCGCTGCCCATCAGCGATCCAATGGTGGGCGATTGGGTAGTGGTCAATGGTGCAAAGCTGGTGGTCAACGGGCTGCCCTCTGAAGTGTTCAGCGGCACCATCAGCGCTAAGCAGGACCTCAACACAGCCACGAATCTGGAAACGCAGGCGACATCAACCTGGACTCCTGCGGCCCACCTCAATCGACTCTGTTTCGATCAGAACGGACTGCGCTACGCATGGATCGCCAAGGACCTTGGCAGCGGCAATGCGCGACTCTCGCCATGGTCTCAGATCAATGAGGCGAGCGGAGGCGTCACCGCGCTAGGCATTGGCCACGCCGCGATCGGAAGCGCGGTCAAGGTCTACACGCTGCCCACTGTGGCAACATTCATGTTCACGATTCGAGGCACTGCTGGCAGCACCTCGCCCTGCATGTTTCAGAAGCTCGATTTTACAGGCGCTGGCGGCACCATGCGGTTTTTTGCAGGCAATGCTCAGCCGCAATTCCAGAATTGTCGATTCAGTGGAGCCATCCGGTTTGGCGCTGGCACCAACGTTCTCAACAATTGCAGCTTGGCCGCTGATGGAAACTACGCCATCGATTTCAGCGCGTATGTGCGAGTTCAGGCTGGACTGTGTACGGTTGCCTGGGGAGGCGTTTCACGTCCCCAGTGCTTTTATGAGCTGCGCAGCAGCCCCCTCATGCAAGGCGCATCGATGCTGCTCAATAACGGCACGATCGCAAAGATCGATAGCGCCTATTTTATGGACGTCGCAGGCAATCCCATCAGCGTCGCACAGGGCGCAAGTCTGCAGCTAAACGGCACACTCAATGGATCCGGAAACACCGGTGTTAGCCTCGCGTTCCAGCAGACCACCAGCGGCCAGTATCTACCAGCGCAGGGATTTGGGATTGTCTCTGCAGGTGGCGACATCAGCGTAGGGGGCGCAACCACTGCGTTTGCCATCGATCCAGCCACTGGGCTGCCCTCGCCAGCAGCACGCGCCACCAGCTTTGCCAACCTGCTCGCAGCCTATGCTGCGGATGGCTTTGGCGGCTGCATCAATGACCCTGTGAGTGCTGTGCGCTTTGGGAGGGCCTGAATGACTGCCAAGGTGCGGAGCAAGGTGATTGACCGCGACAAAGGCTATAAAGCCTTGCTCGCGATGATCGATCGCATCGCTACCGATCGGCCCAGCGTGGCTGTGGGCTGCGTTGGGAAGATCGCCACGCAGCCGCATAAGGCAGCCCCTCACAGGGGGCGCAGGCGCAGCTCTGGCGAAACTGTGGTGCAGATCGGGGCCAAGCATGAGCTGGGCCTAGGCGTGCCTCAGCGTGCATTCATTGGCCCTACCATCGATGCCAAGGAATCTGAGTATCGCAAGATCATCACGAAATCGTTCAAGGCCACAGTCATGTATTACACAGCGCGCAAGATGCCCTGGGATGCCAATCGCAGTGTGGCCCTCAAGCGGCTGGGCCTGCTGGTGCAGGGCGACATCAAAAAGCGCATCACAGCGGGCATCTCGCCCCCTCTGAGCCCTGTGACCCTGAGGATCAAGGGCAGCGGCAAAACTACGCCTCTCATCGATACAGGGCACTTGCTCTCAAGCATCTCGTTTGAGGTCAGGAGCAAAACGCGATGAGCACTGGCGTGGCATGGCCGGAGATCAAGGCTGCGATCGTGGCGTTTGCGCGCGCCTGCAATGTCATTGCGGATGATGTGCAGATCCACTGGGATGAGCAGGCCAAGCCTCACATGCATGGGGACTATCTCTGGCTGACCATCCGCGATGAAAAGTCGATCGGCTGGGATGATGTCGAGGATGTGGAGGTAACCGATGCGAACGGCAAGCACTGGTACCCTCGCGTCACAGGCCTCAGAGAGTTTGTGGTTGAGTTTGAGTACCGATCGCGCAGTGCAGCCGCGGATAAAGCCGCTCGCAACGCGCTCGAGGTCATTCGCAGCTCTCTGATGCACCCAGTGCGGCGCGCCATCCTCGATGATGCTGGCGTGGCTTTCCTGGGCGCTGAGGACATCCGCACTGAGCCCAATAACCAGCACGACAGCCGCAAGGAATCGATCGCGGTGTTGCCTGTGCAGTTTCGCGTGCTGGCCACGCTGTTTCCAGTCGCTGTGCCTGAGCAAGGCCCTCGCCTCGCTGCCATCGAGCTCGCGCTCACGGTCAAGCATGAGGGCCCTGACATCCTGACCACGATTTCTGAGGGGGGCTGACCATGCCGCTGAGCGACCTAGTTACCGTCAACATCGAGGTTACTGGCAACACCGTTGCCCAGCAGGGCTTTGGCATTCCGCTCATCCTCGCCCACCACACCCATCGCCCTGAGCTCAGGGTGCTCACCTATAACTGGGCTGGGTGGAGCACTGCAATGAAAGCAGATGGCTTCGATGAGGATGAGGCTGCCTATCAGTGCGCCAACGCGATGAGCAAGCAAAAGCGCAAGGGCGCTACGTTCAAGGTAGGCCGGCGCATCACAGCGGAAACCCAAGTCGTGCGCATCACGCCCATCATCAAGGGCGAAACGGCTGTGCACAGCGTGACTGTGCAGAGCCCTGATGGCACGGAGGAGGTGGCCAGCTTTCCTGAGCCAGCTGCAGCCACCATCGCCAGCATCTGCACTGGCCTCGCTGCAGCCATCAACACGCTCACAGCGGCTGTCACAGCGACTGCAGCCGCTGCGCATGTTGAGGTGGCAGCCGATGATCCAGATCGGATCTTTGGGTACTACAGGCTTACGCCTGGTGACTCTCTCACGGATGAGAGCACCAATAGCAACATCGCTGGCGACCTTGATGCATGCCTCGATGAAGATGACACCTGGTATGGCATCTGCCTCGCGAGCTCAGCGCCTACCGCGATTGAGGCTGTCGCGGATTGGGCTGAGGGGCATGAGCGCATTTTTTACACCTCCACGCACGATGGCAGGCCGCTCACCAACAGCACCACAGACATCGTTTCCAGCATCGAGAATCAAGGCTACGTGCGATCGCATGTGGCCTACAACTCTCGAGCCACCAGGTTCTATGGGGCGGCGCTGACCACCAAAATGCTGACGTGGCAGCCTGGGCAGGCAACCTGGCTATTCAAGACTGTGGAGGGGGCTGAGCCTGACAAGTTGACCAGCACAGAATGGGCCTTTCTCAAGGCCAAAAACGGGTCTTACTACGATCGCGTCAAGGGTGTGCAGATGTCGAACGATTCGAAAACTGGTGGCGGCCAGTTCATCGACATCACCCAGATCGTGGACTGGACGCGCGCGCGCCTGCAGGAGGGCTTTGTCGCCATGCTGACGGGCTCGCCAAAGGTGGCGTACACAGATGCCGCGGCTGGCAATAAGTCGATGGGCGTGATGCGCAATGTCATCACGCAGGGCCAGGTCAACGATGCGATCGACATCGATCCAGAGACCTGGTCCTGCTTTGTTCCCAAGGTCAAAGACATCCCAGAGGCAGATCGAGCTGCACGCAAGCTCTCTGGCCTGATGATGAATTTCCGCGCCACAGGCGCTGTGCATTCGGTTGATGTGACTGTGGCGATCACTGCGTTCTAGAGGGGGCAGCTGTGAAAATTGCAAATCCTGCATCGTTCAGCATCGACGCTGCCAACATGCTGTTTACCAGCGGCTGGGCAGATGGTGAGTTTTTCAACGCGGAAATGATGAACCCCAGCGTTGACAGCGTGGCTGGCACAGATGGCGAGGTCGCCATCTCAAACCAATACGATGAGCGCTGGAAAGTAGTTATCAAGCTGCTGCAGACCAGTGACCTCAACGCTGTGCTTGAGCAGCTCTGGAACCTCAAGAGGCACTCGCAGGGCACGGTTGGCATGTTCCCTTTCGTGGCTCGCCATGCCGACACCAAAGAGATGCTGGCAGCCACGGAGGCATGCGTCGTAAAGCCACCAGTCATCACGCAGGATCGCCTGGCGACTGTGCGTGAATGGGAGCTGCTGCTCTGCAATGGAAAGCTGACCTATAGCCTGTAAGGAGGGCTGTGTTGTGATTGAGCGCCTCGAGTTTGACCTGCGATGGGATGGGCGCAGGTGCAGGATGAACCAGCTGCCAGCCAAGCAGGCGCGTCAAGTAGCGCGCAGGCTGGCCAACGCCATTGGTTCTGGTCTGCGCCGCGCTGGATCGACAGCCACATCAGTGCTTGAGGCTGATGTCTTTGCCGCTGCAGGGGGCATGCTCGAGGAGCTGAATGATGAGACTCTCGATTTCCTGCACGACACCTTTGCAGCCGTCACGTTTGTGGAGCGCGAGGCAGGCACAGAGAACTGGGTGAGCGTGCGTGAGTACAACGATCTGTTGTTTGGTGGGGGCCCTGGGCTCACGCGCTGGTTTCGCTGGATCCGGTTTGGGCTGGAGGCCAGCTGCGGCGATTTTTTCGGCGAACTGAGGCGGATGGGCGAGTCAGCGGGGATTCTGAACACCAGCCGCTCCCAGCCCACCTCCATGAGGCCTGGTTCTTTCACAGGATCGCCACCAGTGGACGGTACACAGACTCGCTCCACATCATCGAGGGCAGCTGGTCACTGAGGGACGCTTACGACGCGCATGAGCTGCTCAACCTCTATGAGCGCGTTGAGCAGAGAGCAGCAAGCAAAGCCAGGTCAGGGGCAGACACGAGGGCACACAGGTGATCGTTAGAGACCTCATCGCCATGCTGGGCATCGACTTTGACAAAAAGGGGTCAAAGGAGGCTGATGCTGCGCTCGATAAGACGAAAAAGAAGGCTGAGGACCTAGGCAAAATCAACCTGGGCGCTGTGCTCTCGTTCGCAGCGGTAGGCATGGGCGTCAAAACTGCCCTCGAGGAGGCTGGCAGGGCTGAGGCGGCCATGGGCAAGATGCGCGCGATCTATGGCGAGGGTGCATCTGAAATCGATGCCTGGGCCAAATCGTTTGCGGATGCTGCAGGCATGACCAAAACGCAGATGCTCGATATGGTCAACAGCGCTGGCGCGATCATTGGGCCGATGCAGAAAAACGATCGCGTCACTGCAAACATGAGCAAGCAGCTTTCAGAGCTCGCGCTCGATGTCGCTGCATTCAATGACATCAGCACTGAGGAGGCCTTTGCGCGCCTCATGAGCGGCATGCGTGGATCGTCGGAGGGCATTGAGTCGATCG